CGCTGACCCCCGGGACGTGAATGCCAGCAAACGAGAAGCCGGGGATGCCGAAGTGCAGGCTGTTCCACCCGGCAATGATCCGGTTTAAGAAGCCCCTGAACCCATTCCATAGCGGGGCAAACAGGTTCTTCAACGCCCCCCCGATCTTGCCGGGGATGCTCCGGATGAAGGCGTTCAACGCGTTGAACTTGGCGATGATGAACTTGATGGCATCCCAAGCCCACAGACCAATCTGAACGTAGACTCCCTTCCAGAAGCCGAAGTACATCTTGATGGCTTCCCACACGCCCTTAGCGAACGCCACGATCTTGTGCCACACGGCCACAAAGAAATTGGCAAATGGCCCGGCAAACCAGGCCCCGATCCCCTTCATGAAACCCCAAACGGCGTTCCAAATCGTCTGGAAGAATCTGGTCTTGGTTGCGACCACGACGATGATGGCGACCAGCGCGACGATGCCAAGGATGATCCACGTGACCGGCGAGACAGCGAGCGCAGCATTCCAAGCCCACTGCACGGCCGTCACGATTCCGATCGCCACACCCAGGACACCGAGCGCCGTCGCGAGTGGAGTGATCCACTTCGAGTTCTTCTCGATGAAGCCGAAGACGGCGTTGGCTGCCGGGAGGGCTGCGTTCAGTTTATCTACGAGTGCCATCTGGAACTGCCGACCCAGATTTCCCCAGGATGAGGCACCCTGCCCTGCGGTCGCTGCCGCTTTGTTGGTGGCACCCTTCAGCCCATTCATCTGCTGCGTAGCGGTGTCAAGATTCATCGCGTACAGCGACTGGCCGAGGTCCTCGGCCTTTGTGCCAAACAGCTGAACAGCGACCTGGCTTCGCTTGACCGGATCAGGGATCGCTCGCAGGCGCTCCAGCACCGAGTTGAACGACTCGGCCGCGATGTCACCGCCCTTTGCGAATGCCTCACTGGTCTTCTTGACGGGTAGACCCAGTGCCTTAAAGGCTTGGGCGGTCGTCTTACTCCCGTCGACGGCCCGGATCGAGAACTCCTTGATCGCATCTGCCGCCGTGTCCGAGTCACGCGCACCGGCCTTGATTGCCTGCGATAGCAGGCCCATGGCGTACGGTCCGCTAAGACCCAGCTTGTGAAACTGAACACCGTACTCGTTCACCGTGTCGAGCAGGTCCTGGCTCTTATTTACGCCATTCTGGGTCGCTTTGACCAGGATGTCCATTGCCTCTTCAGACGACCTGGCCATGCCTGTCCGCAGCATCTGCGATACGGCCGAGCTAACTCGCTCGGAGTCCTCACCCAGCACCTGGCCGACGGTCAGCAGGTTCTTGGTCGCAACCGCCGCCGTCTCTGCCGATGCGGTCTTGATGTCGATCAGACCGTTCTGTGCGGCGGCTTTGATTGCCTCGTTGACCTGTGGAAGATCCTCGCCGAAACCCTGGGCGTACACCTTACCGGACGCCTGGCCGAGAATCTTAGCTTGAGCCGGGGTCGCCCCGAGCTGGGCTGCCAGGAGGTTGTCAATCTTGCTCTTCTCAATCGCGGCATGCACGCCGCTCATCAACACGGCACCGATCGCCGCACCGGCGACCGCAGCCCCCGCCTTGATCTTGCCGAAGGTGGAGGAGGTCTTGTCCCTGGCGATGATGTTGAAGATCAGCGACGTATCTGCCACCGGACCTCCTCCTACCTCACTTCGTCTCAGCGCGAATCTGGTGTACAGCCGAGATGGTCTGTTCGATCATCCAAACAGGCATCTCGTCCGCTACATGCGGCGGGATATGCAGGTGGTACGCCACGTCCAACCACACGTCGCGCCATCGCGCCTCTAGATTCCTTTTGGGTCGACGTCCCCCGGCGCACCCGGACCGGTGATCGCGAGCTGGCCCTCGACGAACTCGACATCCAGGGTCAGACCCTCGCGCTCAGCCGCGTCTTCGAGCGAGACTTGAAACGCGGTCTCCATCTGTTCCATCTGCTCTGCTGGGAGTTTCATGCGGACCATCCGCTTCCAGAGGTCTCGCAGCTCGACAACGGTCATCTCGGTCTTGAGCTGTCGGACCTTGAAGTCGGGGAGGTCCTTGAACTGCAGCTTGGGGTGAACCTGGGTCATCATGTACCAGAGCAGGATCGCCCGCGCTTCGATCTCGCCCGATTGCAGAGCGACGATCCACTGATCCCACGTGCCGCTCGTGTACAGCTTCTCGATCTCGGTTGCCCGCTTACGCGGGACATCCTCCGGGTCGAATTCCCACGTCTGCTTGTCCGACCCGTCCTCTGGGTCCCAAATCACCAACATCGTCTCGTCCTCCGGGGTTAGTGTGCTGACGAGGCGATCTTATCAGCCGCGACATCGAGCGCACGGTGGACCTTCTGACCGACCTCACCCCTCTGGCCCTTGGTCACATCGTCGAACCATCCGGCTGGTCGAATCTGTTGGTGCAACGACTCGCCCCCGAGCGTCTGCGGGTGCCAACCCTCCGCTCTGTTGAACGCACGCCCAGCGTAGTCGAAGCCGCGCGGCATCGACCTCGCACGCTGGATGATCGACACGCCGACGTTTTCCCCGCCCCAGCGGGTCGCTGCTTTGGTCTGTCGTGCGATGGCCTGCCGCATCGACTGCCCGTGTCCGCCCTTGGACGGCAGCCGCAGGACGCGAGCCCGCTGCTCAGCCACCAGCGGATTCATGAGACTGCGCAGCTCCTTGGCAAGCTCGCGCTTGATGACCTTGCCACCCTCGGCCTCGGCCATGGCCTTCTTGAGTTTGATCATCTTCTCTTTGAGATCGGTGTCAACCTCAATCATCGGACCCTCCCTGCAAAGTACGGGATGCTCGCTTTCCACGCCTCGTCGAACGTCTCACACTCGACCTGTGTCTTGCGCCCGACCACGAGATAACGGCTTCCGCGTCGAAGAATCTTAACCGCCACCCTCGCTGCCATCCGCACTCCTGTCTCGGCTGCCAGAACCAGCGCCGCCGGTCGGCAAGCATGTCGTATGGCCGAATCCAGTAGCCCACCCGGCCCACTGCCCAGATCATCCATGCCATCGTCGTGGTATCTCCAGTGTCCACGGAGGACCTCGTGTGCCCTCGCGGGTATGGCCGTGCCCCCCGGGGCAGGATAGAGGACCGGGGGGCACGGAGACGATGAATCAGGCCGGTGTCGTCTCCACCGGTGTGAAGTCGAGGTAGTACTCCACACCCGGCGTGAACTGCACCTCGGGATTCGAGACGTGCATCTCCAACTTGGCGTACGGGGTCGCAGCCGAGAACCGCTGGTTCTCCGGCGTCGACGTGTCGTAGACCGCGTGGAAGGTGAACTCGCGATTGACCTTCGGGTCGCGGTGATCGCCCAGGAAGGCCACCTTGTCGCACCGAAACTTGCCGCGTACCATGTACTTGCTCCTTGTCAGGTTGCGGTCGCTCGGGCCAGCGGACCGGACCCCGGGAAGGTCACCTCGACCTCGGCCACATCGCCGACGTTTCCAGCGATCGGCACCCACTTGGTAATGACCAGCTTGCCGGAGTATTGCGGGTTGGAGGTCGTTACCGCCGACTGCTGAGCGCGTGCCGCGAAGGTGACCGTCGATCGCCGGAGCGCCCACATCACATCGTCGAGAGCCGCCGCGTCGTAGTCCTGGTTCAACGTCAGAGCGGCCTCGAACGACTCCAAGCCGCCCTTGTTCTCCTCTGCCCCCCCGGACCGGTAGTTCGTGGTCTTCTTGGCCTCGAACTCGTCGGACAGCTCCAGCTTCTTGAGCCAGGGCGAGATGTCGAACCCGGCAGGTCCGATGTTCATCGTCGCATCGAGCAGAACGATGGGGTTTGCCATGTTGTACTACCTTCCTACTCGATGCCAAACGAGGCGAGAAACAGGAAACTGGGCGTTGAGCCCGTGATGGTCCAGCTTACCCGCCAGTACTGGTCGGTAATCGCAGTTCCATCGGTACGAAGACCCTGACCGCCACCCAGGGCGACACTGGTCCCGGTAGCGGCAGCGAACGAGAGTCGGTCGGTCGGCGAGCTGAACCCGACCGCAGCGGCCGACTGCAGCTTCACAGTGATGGTTGGAGTGCCCGTGCCGGACACCGACAAGACGTGCAGGTTGCAATAGGCGCGTTTGTTCGCTGCTACTGCCCCGAGCTGGACGATCGTGCCGGTTCCGGTGGCCGTCCTGGGAACGCCGGACGGATGAGCGCACTTGCCCCTGACCAGAGGCCAGGACGACTTGGCCTCGCCCTCCCATGGGGCGACCTCGCCGACATTGTCACCGATCTTGAGCTTGGTTCGCAGCGCCTTCCCGACCAGATACATCAAGCCGCCTGCGGCGAGGTCTGAATCGGACTGCGGGGCGATCGACCAGGGATCGAGAGTGCGCCGCATCGCCCAAAACACGTCGTCGGGTTTGCCGGGGTCTCCTGCCTCCCAGTGACCGCTGGCCTTGATGTCGCACCCGTGGAGACCAGCCTTGTTCTCCTCTGCTCCGCCGGACCGCCAGGTCGTGATCTTCTTGACCTCGGCTTCGTCTTCCAGCGAGATCATGTTGCCATAACCTGACAGGTCGGCACCCGACACGAAAGTCCGTGTGTCGAGCAAGACTAGAGGGTTCGCCATCAGGCTGCTCCTATCACGAAGACCTCGATCTCAACGCCATAGAACTTGGCCTCGCCCACATTGAACAGCCGATTGCCCCGGAGAGACTGCACTTTGATGCCGGACCACGGCTTCTCGGGGTTGCGCTGGTTCACCGGGTCTTGGAACGCCTCGACGAGTGAAGTGATGCCGGTGCCCGCCATGTAGGTTCGCATTTTGCGGATCGCCCACTTGTCGGTCGACCGCGCTACCAGAACCCGGCAGGTCACGGTGCCCTGGTCAGTTCCAGCCCGATGCCCGCTCGGTAGCTTCTTGTTGAACGACTGGTTCGGCTCAATGTCCATCTCACCGACATAGAAAGCCTCGTTCGGCAGATCGTCCGGCACGAAGTCGAGCGCGTTGATGCCGGTCGTCTTGGCGAGAGCCTCCAGCTCCAGCGCTACCGCGTTCCAGTCCATCAGCCGATCCCCGCCCGCATGTAGCCGCCGCCCTTGAGGATGGCGAGGACGTCCGGATCGAGGGCCGGGATTCGAGTCAGTCCCCACTCGGCCGAACCGGCTATACCTTCCGGACTCCCCTTCCGTCGGTATAGCCGGTTGGCCTGCATCTGGTGTGCCCAGGTGATGTCGTCCGGGACCTCCGGCCAACCGAACTGCGCAGTGACGTCGAGCATCCCGTCGTTGAGCAGAGTGCCATATGGCAACTTGATGCCATCGTAGGGTCGGCCGTCGATGATCGAGCTGGTCGGCAGCAGACTCGCCGCGCCCACGTAACCCGCCACCGCGAATCCGGTCGACGATGCGATGCCGTCGCGCAACAACACCTTCAGGTAGGAGAATCCAGAGCGGCGAACGGGGACCACCTTGCCAGAGGTG